TCACCCCGCTTGACGCCGCCATTCGTCCAGCGGTCCAGACGCTCGATGCCGGTGCCAAATGCCTCCGCAGGCGTGTGGTTTTCGAGTTCCTCCGTCAGTTTGAGCAGGAGGTCTTTGGTCGAAACCCTCGGGCGGTCCACCATCATCGCTGCTTCGGAGAGAGCCAGCGACACACCGGCAATGTCTCCCTCCTGGCGAAGAAAAGCCCCCTCGGCCTCACGCACCGCCGACAATGCCCGGCGATACCTTGCCGCATCCATCAGCGCGCTCCGGTGCCATGCCGCCGTCTTGGCGTCACCCGTCGGCATGAAGTCCATCAGCTCGGTGAAGCCGTGCATCCCGCCTATCGCGTCGAGTTGGCCCTTGGCTTCGAGCCGCGACTGCACCGCGAACGGGTCGGTCGCCATGCCGGTCTCGGCGAGTTCCTTCGCCGTGGTCAAAATGATTTTGTGCGCCTCCGAAAAAAACAACTCCTCGGGCCAGGACATGACTCTCAGGCATTCGAAGTTTTGCAGGATGCAGGAGATCGCGGCCTTCTCGGCGGTTTCGTTGAGTGGGACGCTTGGGAGCATCGGGATAATCTTGGGGAGTGTTGTCATACGCAGGTAGGGAGGAAGCGGTCGCAAGACCGCTCTTTATTCTTCTCTTCTCTAGTCCCGTTTTTGTCACGGTGAGGGCGTGACATTTTCGTGACAGCTTCGTGACCGCGTTGCTTCCACTTTCTTTGTGTCGCAAGTGCTCGCTCTTTAGCAGTTTGGCTGTTGTGCCGGTCGAAGTTCGTAAACTCGATTTTGTCGCCTTTGATGCGAATCCAACCACAATTTGAGAGCGCTTCGTCGAAGTTGTCGACGCGCGTGATTTCACGAATGACACGCAGTGCTGTGACACTTGTCACGCCGTCACCGTGACAATTCCGTGACGCCCAAGCCCACACTTTGACGAGCTTCCCAACCACCGCATCCAGGTCTAATCCGGTGTGGTCGGCAATCGCCGCCACCTCGACCTTTTCATGCAGGTGGTTTTCCACCTTAATCCATTCTCCGGCCATTATTCTTGTCCTTCCATTGTAAAAAGTTCCTCTATCAAAACGCGAAAAGCTCTCTCGGCTGTTGCAGGGACGACTCCGTTTCCGAGGAGTCGAAGTTCGTCTGTTCGATTGTCACAGGAGACTTGCAGCTCGGCATAACCCAGCCCACCGGCAGGCCCATGAGCGTCTCGACCCAGCGCGGGTTGAGCTTGCCCGCCATGTTCATTTTGGTCAGTTGCGCTGGAATCGTTTTGTGGGTCGTTGAATCTTGGTTGATGTTGTGGCCGTCTTGAAGTTGAGGCGTTGCCCAAGCCTTCGGAGTCGCCCCCACTTGGTTCTGTAGGTAGATTTGCGTCGAGGTGTTCTGGTTCTTCTCCTCTGCTACGGACGGGGTTCGCCATTGCTTCTCCACTTCGTGCAAAACTTGCGTCTGAATCGGCTTGTGAAGGTTCACGCCCTTCTCCGTCTGCTGGTATTCCGCTCGCTTCGTCCATTGCTCCGTGTTCTCCGGCGGTTGGTAGCAAAACGCATTCGGCGTTGCCCATTGCTTCACCGCACCCGCCAGATAAGTCCCCGAGTTCCCGTTCGTGCCGCTGTTCTCCATGTCTGGCGTGTGAGCGGTGATCGTTGGCCACAACCCTTGGCGGCTCCCATCCGTGCTGGGGTTGGCCGGGGCGGCTTGGCCATATTTCAATACTCCCTTTACCGCAGTTGGAAGATTGATGCTGTATTCGTTCTTGCTCTTGAATCCGGCATCCACATATGCGTGCTGACGATAATCCGGTTGCTCGTTGTTTGACGCTGCTGGCGTCGGCCAATTCGCCGCATCCTTCACCACCACCGTGGTCAGAGACTCCTGCGACCCCTTCATTCCACGCGAGCGATCTTGAAAGCCCTGCCGCACCTCCGAGGCTATTGGAGACGGCCAGGATGAAGACCCGCTTTCTCTGGTGCGGTGCGCCGACTTCAGCCGCGCTGAATATTCCCCACGCCGTCTGGTAACCGATTGATTCCAGCTCTCCAATGACTTCTCGGAGTCCGAGGCTGATGTGTCCTTCGACATTCTCAAAGAAGCATAGTCGAGGTCGAATAACTCGTATTGATCTGGCGATGTGTGGCCAGAGGTGGCGAGGGTCTTCTGTGCCGAGTCGCTTTCCGGCTGCGGAAAATGGCTGGCAGGGGTAACCGGCCACAAGGAGGTCCACTCGGTCACGAAAGTCCTCGCATGGGAAGGTCTTAATATCCGTCCAGAGAGGTGCTGGGTCCAAGAGTCCCGCTTCCATTTTTGCAACCAAGTTCGCGCAGGCGAAGCCTTCGATCTCACCATAAGCGATGACGCGCAGATTTGGGATTGCTCGTTTAAGTCCGAGATGAATCCCGCCGTATCCGGCGCACCACTCGATAGCTGTAAATTCTTTGGTAGTATCCACATTATTTCTTTCCCTTCATAGTGTTCTGATTCCGCTCGATGTATTTCCGCACCCGCTCCATGTCCGCCTCCGCCTCCGCCTGTTCTGCCAGCGCGTAGGTGTGCCGGTAGTTCGGCAGCGGCTCCGCCCGTTGAATGCGCGGCCCGATCGGGCAGCCGTTCAGACAGATGGAGAGGCGGAGGGAGAGGTCTTGGGTCATTCCGTCCGTATGCTTCCGTTCACAGAAATAGAGGAATGCTGAAAAACATGTTTAAGCGCTAAGGCCAGCTCATGGCCGAAATTTTCAGCATTACTAGGGCTAAAAGAGCCTGCTCGCTCGACACTTGCAGCTAAAACCAAAATTGCCGCTGCCGTTTCAGACTCTAGGCCGAGCTCCATAATTTGGTTGAAATCTTCTAATATTGGGCCAATCATTTTGCCTCCTCCATTTCAGCCAAATACGCCTCATATTCTGCGGAATCCTGAAAACCCGCTTCACGGGCTTCCGCGTTCATTCGTTCAATTTCCCGATCCATCTCTTCAAGTTGATGTTGTTTAGTTGCGCCCATAATTTGTCTGCTTGGTTTAGGTTGTTGCGCGTATCCACGCCGCGCCCCGGAGTTGAATCAAAACGGGATGTCGTCCGTCTCTTTGGCGGGTTTGGCCTTCGGCGCGGGGGCCGAGGATTTGGGTGACATCCAGCGCTCGAGGGTGTTGAAGCGATGGCCGGGATCGGCTCCCTCCTCTTCGCCAAGAACGACCGTGGCCGTCTTGCCGATGAAATCCTCGGGCTGCACATCGATGTCCTCCCCTGGGATCACGGCGAACCCGCAGGCTTCGCGCACTTGGTCAATCTTCCACCCCGCTTTTTCGGTGAATGTCAGGTGCTCATGGACTTCCGGCCCCTTCGCGCCTTCGCCGATCTCGACTCGGCAGATGAGTTTGATCATCGGGTTTCCGGCCTTGGAGAGCTTCTCCATGGCGTTGACGATTTCGACTTTGTAGGTTCCCGGCTCCACGAAATAGACGGGTTTCGGTTCACTCTGTTTGTATGTTGGCATATTATTTTTTGGATTTGATTTGGCGCAGGGTGTTAATGGGTGACCCTGCTCGCACCGCTGACTCGTCCATCTCCACGCCGGCGTCGGCGCAGAACTGGCGAAATTTGTCGGCGCTCATCTTTCCGCCGAGGGCGAGGATGAGCGTCTCTTTGGAAACATTGGCGGAGGCGCGTGCGATGGCATCGGCCTCCACGAACTGCCGCCCCGCGCCGGTCGTGACCTTCCAGCCGGGGATGTCCTCACCAGCGGCGAGGCGTTCCTTCAGAGCATCCAGAACCGGCTCGGCGATCTGCTTTTCCGCCAGCTTCCAGTTCGCGGCGAAGGCGGATAGCTCGACCGGATTGGCGAGGATTTGGTCGCGGATGTCGGAGAGGCACAGGTCGGACTTGACCAGCGCCAGCGCGGCGCTCGATTGACGCACCAGCGCGCGGCACCCGTTTTGATGAGCGCACCAGCCGCAATACTCATTCGGCGTCGGCTCCGCCAACCGGCTCGACGCCTCGGCGATCGTGTTGCTGACGATGGCCTCCGCCTGGTCGCGGGTGAAATCGTAGGTGCGTCGGAGTCGCTGATCGACATAGATCACATGCGCCGTCCACGAGTTGGCGAAATGCTCGACCATGCAAGCCAGCGCGTAGGCCGCGAGTTGCTGGCGGTAGTTCCGCACTTGGCCGCACTTGATGTCGGACACCCATTGCGCCCGAACGCAAACCGCGTCGGCCGTGCCGGGCTTCGAAAGGCCCGGAACCTCCATGCCGAGATGCTCCTCCCGAGTCTCGACATGGTAGCCACCCGAGAGCGAACGGAGTTCGTCCGCGCCCCACCGAGCCACCGCCTGATCTTCAGCGGCGAGGCCGTCGTAGGTCGTGGGATCATCAACCAAAAGCTCGCGGATCGCTCGATCCAGAAGCGTCCCACGCTCCGCCGCCGCGCTGGTGCCGGGCGCGCCCGTGTAAAGCGCGCACTCGGCCAGCTTTGGCAGGGAACTCGGACTAATCTCCTTTACCACCAACTCTGTGACCTCTGTGTCCTCTGTGGTTAATCCCTTCACGCTGCGACCTCCATTTGTGCGGTCGCCTTGGCAATGAGCGCCTGCGGGCGGGTTTTGATTTGCGCCAGCAACTTCGGCGAGGCATTGCGCCAGGTCTCGCCCTCTTGGATGGAGCCGTTGCCGGTCAGGAAGGCATTCACCGCGTCCTCGTTGGCTTCCAGCAACTCGATCGCCGCCATCGTCTCGGCACCGAGGATTTCGACGGCAGGCGCCGAGGTTTTGGGTGCAGGTTTCCCAAAGACATGCGCCACGGATTCCCATTCCATCGGCAACTCTTCGGCCAAGCCCGAGCGGGTCTTGGCGTCATAGGCCGCCGAGTGGGTGGTCAGGATGATGCGCTCCTTGCCCCCTACCCCTTTGGCTTTGCCACCCTCCTGCGATACGGCCTTGGTCTTGAACCGGAAAAACCAAAGCTCATCCGCCCACTCTTTGACCAGCGGCGAGGACTGCTTGGAGAGCTTCAGCTCATATCGGTCGTAAGCTGCGAGGATGTCCGGCGGCTCCGTGCGCTGCACCTTGGAGTGCGCCAGGACAACCACATGTTTGCCATTCTCGATTAGCGAATCCAGCGCGGTCAGGAACCGGCTGACCTTTTCCGCCGCCATCACCCAGCCCTTGCCGAACCCGAAATCCTCGACGGATTGCTTCTTGTTCGTGGCCAGTAAATCCTCCACCGCAAGGCGCTCCGCCCAATCCGCCGAGTCGATCACGATTGTCTCGTAATCCGTCCGGCTGGCTTCTTGAATGCACTCGCCGAGTTCTTTCCAAGTCGAGACCGCCACACGGTCAACGGCTAGGTGGTTGCTGCCGCCCTCGATGTCGAGGAAGAGAGGATTTGGGAACTTGCTGGCGAAAGTGGTCTTTCCGACCGACTCCACCCCGTAAATGACCACCCGCTGTGGCCGCTGTTGTTTGCCTTTAATTATTTTCATGTCACTCAATTTGTTGCGCGTTGTTTTGGATGCGCGCCCCCCGTCACCTGCCCTCTCGGGCGATGCTTAAATTTTATTCTTTCGACGGACTCACAGCCGCCGCTTGCCAAAGAAGTTCGAGCGTTGCCCACTGGCAGTGCTTGAAGCACTCCGAGCACACCGGCCCGAGGTCGTTATCTACCTGATCGGCTTCGCCTTGGCACACCGAGCACCTAGTCATCGAAGTCCTCCAAATTATCGACATCCCACTCCTGCCAGCGGTCTTCTTTCTCACGCAATTTGCGGAGCCGGTTGAGGATGTCGCGTTGCCCTAAGCAATAAGAGGAGTAGCAACTGCCAAGCGTCACCAACGCCAAGAGAAGGCCCGCCGTGGCGCTCATCGAACAACCTCCACGCGACTAGGGACGCCGCCGAATTGTTGAGCGAAACGCTCCCGAGCCTCAAAGGCCGAGAATGCCCAGAAATACTCCCCCACCCTGTGCCGAAGGAAATTCAGCCCCTCGCAGTGCCAGAGTCGCTTTTTCATCGTGCGAGGCTCCCTTCCGATTGAACTCTTAACACCGGGCTGCTATCCGTTCCCGATGCGCCGCGATATCGATCTTTGTCGGGAAATTCTCCTTCGAACGGAAAAAGAAACTCCCATCCTACAGATTCCGGATCAGCCAGAAGCTGTAATCCTCGCTCACTTCGAATTGCTCGTAGAAGCCGGGTTTCTACAAGGCCAAGTTGTCCGATCAGGTTCAGGCCAGATTGTTGCAGCCAGTCCTGGAAGGCTTTTGTGGGCCGGGCATGACTTCCTTGAAGCTGCCCGCAATGAAGACATCTGGACGAAGGCAAAGAACCGGATTCTCCTGACGGGCGGGGCGTGGACTTTTGATCTTCTGAAAACCCTCCTTGTGGAGCTGGCAAAGAAAAATCTGATGCCGTAGTCATCGGGCGAGCCTCCAGGTGATCGCCGCCAAAATGAGCGGGAGGGCGAGAATTTGAAGGAATTCAATCGCGTAGCCGATGCAGCGGAGCGTGGTCTCGTAGTCCATCACGCGGCCCTCCTGTTCACCGTCGCGATGCGCCGGTTGCGGTAGAAATTCATCAGCAGGTCCGGATTGATCCGAAGCCCGCCCCGATCCCCGAAGGGCTTCGTCGCCTCGATGGTTCCAGACTTAACCAGTCGATAAATCGTCTTGGTCGTCACGCCCATCATCCGTGCCGCCTCCGCCGTTGAGATTTCGTCGGATTGGAGGGTCATTTTTTGGCCCTCCGTTTTTCGTTGCTCACTTGTTGGCGAATCGCCGCCGCGATCAACCGGCTGATTGGTGTTCCCCCGTTTTGCTCTGACTTCTGGCGAAGCCATTCCGCGAGATCGTTCGGGAGGCTCACGCTTGTTTTTGTGTATGCACTTTGCATGGTGCTACCGATAGCGCCGGTGCTACCGGTAGAGCAATAAAAAAAGGTCAATGGGGTGATCTACTAGCCTTCACTTTTCTATTGACATCCGCATTGGGACAACGTTTGCGGGCGAAAATAAATTTTGAGAAAAATTTGCGCGGCGGTGTGCGCGGTGCTACTGGTAGGAGTATATGAAAGAGAAAACGCACAAGAAACTAAACATCTCTTTGCCGAATGAGCTTCACGCTTGGGTGGTCAAAAGGCAGGCAGAAGAAAACAAAAAATCCAGGCTTTCGAAGACGGCTATCTCAACCATCATCGCCTATGCCGTCGAGCAGGCGAAGATCAGAGATGATAACGACAAACTGATGATGCAGGATCAGCCTGCCAGCAAAGAAGAGACTGCGGTAACTGCCCGACACTCCTCTCCTACCATTTATACAAAAAAAACTAGGGGGAAATAAATATCCTCCTTTTCCATTCAGATTCGGGTTTTAGTAACGATCCAAAAAACATGAAAAGATTATTGACTACACTTGCTACCCTTTTGATTACCTCAATCATTGCCAGCGCCAACTCAACGCGAGACGCGCAGTTTTATCTCAACACTCCCGAGAAATACGAAGGCAAGAAGCTCGTGCTCTACACGGCATTCGTTCAACGGCAAGGAGCCACCGAGGATGGTTCCAAAATAATTTTCAGCGCATACACGATGTCTCGCGACGAGGACGAGACATCTTATATCAATGTGCTCGTGCCAAAATCAAAAGCCGACGCCTTCGCACGGCGCTATGGCACAGACTTCAAAAGGCAGGGAGATTACAAGGTGCGCAAACTCTCCATGCGCGGCACGCTCGAGCAGATTAACGACATCTGGTATCTCGACATGACCGGCGAGGATTAAATCCTCCACCAAGCCCGCCAGTTCGCACGACGCGAAGCAAGGTCATCATTTGCCTGCTTTGCTCTTGTAGATGATAGCGGCTACCAAAGCCGCGAGGCTTGTGAAGAAGACGCTGAATCCCTCCAAACTTTTTCCAAAAAAAACGAGCGCACCGCTGAGGGTAATCCCTGTCATGCAAATGATGAATCCGGTCAAAAGCCCGGCTTTTTCCATCCACATACGGTGACGCAGATCCTGAGATTCCAAAAGTTGACGATTTGATTGCTCTGCGTGCGCCATTTCCAAGATCGTCTTGGCGGCTCCGGGATAGATGCGATCATACTCCGCCATGGCTCCAGGAGGGGGAAGTGGGCCGCTCCAACTGGCCTCGACGCGATGCTCCTGAACTGCAAGAAACGGTTGCTCAGGCAGCGACGGGCTTCGATCCTTTGGCATCCGATTCAAGCCCCAACTCTGGCTGCACCATGGTCAACTCGTCTGGGAATTTTTTCACACTCAAAGAGAGATCGTGGCCCACAGCCTCCCAGTCTTTTGCCAGAGACTCCTTGAGCGGACGGGTCAAATAAGATGGCTTCGGCCCCGCCTGAACAGTCAGCACAGACCCAAGGCCAACCAGAAAGCAGTGCATCGCCCATTTCAATTTCGCCATATCAGGAATCTGTGCGTGTCAACGCGGCCATGCAAGCCGGGAATATCAAACTCTCCACCAAGCCCGCCAATTTGCCCGGCGCGCCGGCACCGCATAGGTATTGATTACGAGCTGAATCGAGGTTCCCATCTGGTAAGCCGTCGTGCCTGGGTTGTTGGACCGCCCGAGGTGGTAGGTGGCGAAAGAATGGCGAAGGGAGTTCTCCGGAAAAACCTTCCACTCCACAACGCCCGCCTTGCGAAGCCGCTTCACGAGATTCCGGCGCTCCTTGTAAAAATCTTTTTCTTTCACCGGCACAATCGGCCCGCGTTTGCCTTTGAATAATTTCTCCCGGCGCTTGATCGGCTCCGTCATGTCCACCAGCCGCTCGCGGTTGCCCTTCTTCTTCTGCTTCGCCACCTCCGGGCCGATGTAGATTTGCCCCTTCTCGACATCCTCCCAGCGCAATCGAAGCACCTCCGCCGTGCGCAGGCCCGTAAAACCCCCGAGCAGGATTGATGCCCGCAGGTAGTCGCTCATTTCCTCATCCGCGAGCACCGCCTTCATTTCCTCCGGAGTCAGGATATTTCGGCGCGGCGTCGATTCCGGGCATGGCACCGGCCGCCATGGCGATTTGTCGATCAAGTCCGTCTTCACGCACCAATTAAAAAACATGCGGGCGTAGCGGTAGATTGTCGCCCGAGAAGTCGAGACTCCCTTGATGCCACGAAACCAATCCAGGCAGCGGAGCGGAGTCACAGCCTTCAGCGATCCGCCAATGTCTTCGGAGAGCCAGCGCGTCACCTTCTCCACCTTCTCCCGATGCGACTTCGAATAATCGAGATATTGATCGTTGAAAATCGCCACCGCCCTCTTGAGAGAAATCCCCTGCGGCTCCTCCAGCGAAGCCGTCCCCTTTTCCCGAATCTGATCGGTGAGACGCTTCCCTTCCCCCCACGCCTCCGACTCTAAAGCGAAAAAACGACGGATTCTTTTTCCGGCGACGGCCTCAGGAATTTCCAGCTTCCACGGGGTTTTCGGGCGCTGCGAATACGGGGACACGAAGAATTTCTCGGACATGGTTAGACAAGGCTGTTGCCCACTTGTTGCCCGTGTTGCCCGGAATTGCAAATTCAAATGTCCGAGAGTGTCCCAAAATGTCCAAAAACGAAAAACCCGCAGAGCCTGTATTTATGGGGCTCTGCGGGCTTTTTAAGAAGGGATTACCGGCGGTCGGGATCGAACCGACACTTCGTAAGAAACGCGATTTTGAGTCGTTGTCCGACTTTGATAAATCAATAAATTGTGTTTATGTTGCCCGATGTTGCCCAGATTTTCGCATTGTGAAAAGAACGCGATTATTCGGGCGGTTCCTTTGCATTTAGATCACCCTATTAAGCGCCGCGATTAGGGCGGCGTGGGCTGCTGGGGAGCAGTCGTCTTTGCGACCGGGCGCGATGTCGGCGTGGCGGAGGATGTTGGCGAGGGGGATGTGGTGTTCGCGGAGGATGGGCAACAAGTATTCCACGGCGGAGAGGAGGGCGTCTTCGGAGAGGGGCGTGGTGTAGGTGTCGCCTTCCCATGCCAGGCCGACGCTGAATGAGTTGGCGTCTTTGCGGCCTTGCCAGCTCGAGACTCCGGCGTGCCAGGTGCGCTGGGTCGGGAGCGCCAATGTGGTGCGTTTGCCGTTTCTGGCAATGATGCAGTGGTAGCTGACTTTGCTGGCGGGGTCGGAGCACCACGAGACGCTTCCGGCGTAAGCGCCGGAGGTGTGATGCAGAATCACATGCGACGGCTTTATCACGCGGCCCGCTGAGATGTTGGGCGTCTTCTTGTTTGTCTGTTGGTAAAACTTTGGCTCGGGCTTGAGGGTGCCGGAGGTTTTGGCGGGCTTTGATGTTGGCTTCGCGGGCTTCGGCGCGGGCTCAGGCGCGGGCGCGGGGGATTGCGCCGGGCGTGGCAACATGAAGAAGCGGGCGAGGAGGCTGATCATTTGTCTTTGAGAGCCGGAAGGGTTTTTTGGAACTCGCCGAGGGCGTTCCAGAGGTCGCGATTCGCGGCTTCGCTGTCGGTCAGGCGTGGCTCAAAGCGGATGCTGGTGCGGATATGCAAGGTTCCGGCTTCACCGATGCGGTCTCCGAATGGAGGCATTGGGACGGCCACGCAGCTGGTCAAGAAAGCCATTGCGAGGAAGAGCCAGCCGAGGATCATCAGCACGGCGGCGACCTGTTTGGGGTTCATTATTTCCCTTTGCGGAAAATGTTGATCGTGCCGACGAGGCCGAGGCCGGCGGCGATGATCTGGTTTTGCATCTCGGGTTCGAGCTTCACGCCGAGCGCGACGGCGACCAAAATCAAACCGCGCCATGTGCTGTTTTCGCTGAGACGATCGAGGACAAAGAAGAGTGCTTTCATCGACTTGCGGCGGGTGTCAAAGGATCACGGACGGTTAGCGAGGATTTGCTCGATGCGTTTGGTTCGCTCGTCGATGCGGGCCAGAGTCTCGGCGCGGTCGGCGGCGACGGCTTCGATTTTTTGCAAGCGGGCTTCCTGGCGGTCGTTTTCGATCTCCACGCGGGTGACCTTCTCGGGCAAGATCCACCAGGCTTGTGAAATGGAAAAGATCGTGGCGATGAGCGCCATCGCGGCGATGGCCTCCCCGAAGGAGAGGCGCACGCCGGGGCGGTTGCGGACGGTTTCGGTGGACATTAGGGGGCGGTGAGTGCGGTGAGGGCTTCGGCGAGGACGGCGTCGAACGCGAAGGGGGCGGCGGGCCAGTCGGGGCGGGCTTCGTCGGGGTTGGCGGCGGCGGCGAGGGTGAGGTTGTC